ATGATTGTGTCCAGTTCATGAAACAGCATGTTCTGAATTTCATCGACTAAAACAATACAGTTTTCCATTGTTACACCTCTAAGATACGAGGTAGATACAAACTCAATTTGTCCTTTTGATTTGAGATAATCGTAAGCATCAAATCTTTGTAACTGTTCATTGACAATAGCTTTATATGGCGATTCAAAAATCTCAAGCTTTTCTTCTAAGTCACCAGGCAAATATCCAATAGATCGACTTGCCACTGCACTTCTTACAATGTATAATTTATCGTAAGAATTATTGTGTAATACATTGTCCAATGCCATATAAAGAGCTATGTAGGTTTTTCCTGTTCCAGCCCAGCCATGCATCAGTAAATTTTTGTCTTCAAAAGCTTCAAAAGCTTTTTCTTGATTCTTTGTAATTGGGACAACATGTTTCAATTGTATTTGTCCCAGAGTGCCGTTTGTTTCTTTTTTTCTTCTTGACACTTGTTATTATTCCTTGTTAGAGTAATTTAAGGGCCAAACTCGGTCCCATCCTCATAGCCTTCATCCGTGCCATCAATATCTTTTGCTTTTATGGCTCTGGTGAAACGCTTTTTCTTACGTATGTCTTTGTCGTGTTGTTTCATTCCATGAACATCATTGCCATAATAATCATCATAATCTTCGTCACGACTGCGTTGTTTTCTGTAGGTTTTACCCACCCTATATTTCTCCTTTGCTTACTTTGATTTTGTCTTTATTACATTATATGATTTAGTTGGTCTTGGCAAGTTCTTCTTGCCGTGGCTCATCTTTCGTCCGTTCCATCTTTTTCCCACGTTTTTCCTCCTTGGTTGTTTCTTTGTTGGGGTCGAACATAATCAATCCAGGCCAAACTTCATTAACTAATTCTGGAGTGATACTCTTATAAGAACATGTTTTATCCTTCATATCAATCAATAGTTTGGCGTCATCAGGGGTTACTGATTCAAGCATCTGAACAAAAATATTCAGTCGCTTTTCAGGCTTCAGATTGGGATTGCCTTCTTCAGTAAACAAATAAAAATGTTTGGTTTCCTGATATAAACGTCCTTCTATATCAGTATATTTGGCTGGTGTATATGTTGGTGTGGCTGCTGGCAATAGCCATTTTACTCTATAATCAAAACAACATTGCAGTACATACGCAAGTGCGTCGCTTTCGTTTGTTTTTAGAATGTACATTTTCTCTTCTTTGGTGGGCGCTGCATCAGCGCGTTTTAGAATTTCAGAAATTGATAATCTCATGCTTTTTCTTCCTGTTATGTAAACATCTGGCATAATCATTTGTACTAAAAATCTCCAATGCTTTGTAAAAGATTTTTACAGTTTTTATTAAACAAATATTTGTATAAAGTTTGTCCATTGCCTGTTGTTGAATTGGCATAATTATCCATTATCTGAATTATAAGAGATTCTGGTGTTTTTGTCAAGTCAATAAGCTGCTCATTCCTTACAACATTCCTATTGATTTCGTCACTAACCGGATCGAAGCTTTGTGATAACATTTTCATTTTTTTACCAGTAAGTGGTTTTTGGCGTTTGTTGGGGTTAACAAATGCATCATCATCAGACAATACATTAGGTATACCATCGCCAGCATCGCCTCTCATAATATGTTCGAACAAAAATTCTTGGGGAGGTAGTTTGTTTTTGACGGCTTTTTTCTGCACAGGGTCATACTGCTTAACATTGTCGCCTTGCAACTGAATAAAATCTTTATCACCAGACACAATCATTACTGGCTCATAATTACTAACATGTTTTACCAAGCAACCAATAATATCATCAGCTTCTGCGCCTTCAACTTCTATTACTTTGTAAGGAAGCACTTGTTTTAACTCTGGTTTGATCCTATTAAAATAGTCGAACAGTTTTATCCAATCGACTGGTGACTTGTCTTGTGCATTTTTCCGATTTGCCTTATAATACGGAAATATCTTCTTGCGCCAACTATGTCTTGAATCATATGCAATAACTAGGTTACCATACTCTTCTTTGAACTTATTATTTATGGAACGGATAGAGTTGAGAATCATGTGACGAACTAACTCTTCGTCCATTTCGCCCTTATTAATGGTCTTTGTTACCAGATGCACCATAATATTACTAATGGCTACTTGCTGAAAATCTAATATAATCATTTTTATGTCCTATACACAAATTGTTGGCCGGCAAATCCTCTATCATGCACCGAATCTATGAGCATTGCTAGAAGCGCGTTCCATTGAATCCTTCTGCTTGGGTCCCACGAATAGAATATATCAGCATATGATTTTTGAGTTTTCAATTTTTGACCAAATGTGGCCGGACCTGCCTTTATATCTTCAATAGCAGAAGCTAAAACAGTATAGAACAATTTTGCGTGTTCATTGCGATCTTCATTGTAATGATACATATGCGTCCAATTGGCTGCAGTTTCATATAATGCACCATAATCAGAATGAACGCATACGCAACCAGCACTCATTGCTTCCATTAGAGATAAGCAAGAAGTTTCTGGCCAGATTGCAGGATAAGCAAAAATATGAGATTTCTTTAACGCTGAAACAACCAATTCGTTAGTCTTTGTGCCGTGATAAATTATCTTTGGGTCATTTTTACATTGATCAATCAGCGGCCTAAATTGCTCATCACGATCGCCCCAGCCATACAAATCAAAAGAAGAAAAGACTTCAAGTTCTAGATTATCAAAATTTTCACATAGTTTTTGAAATACAGGAACCAGAATTTCCAAGCCACGATGTGGTGTTGGGGTATAAATCAGTCTGATTTTTTCTACATTTTCAGGAAACCATTTTTCGTCTGAGGCTGGAATAGGATCTACTGCATTTTGCATAACAATACATTTAGACCAAGGAATTTGATAAGCAGTGATATAAGACTGCATTTGCCAGTTTGACACGAATACTATTTTGTGAAACTTGTCATAGCCAGACTCAGCTAAATGATTTGCTGCTGGGTCACCAGGCAAATCATGAGCATAATAGATTCTAATTTTTGTGGGGTCTAAATCTTGTTCAATTCTTGATACTACGATTTGACACTCTTTCAAAAGCTTTTTATCAAGCTTCGAAATTCTCCCGGCCATAACTTCTGTGCCACCAGTAGAATTTTTTCCCATGCCATCGTTAATTAGTTTGCCATCATATATCTGCATTAATCAATTCTTTTTGTTAGGTACATATCAATAGAATCAATGCGGAACGAACGCCAAGCGCTCTTATCTACATCCCAAACAGGCAGCACGTCTTCTGATACATGGTGAAATGGCCTGGGCTCTAAAGGATAACTTGGTAGTCTTTTGGGATCAAGAGTACAATTCATTGTCCTATCAGATCCGTCCTTCTTCGTAAATTTTACCTCCACTACGTTGGTCTGTAGCAACTTACGTAATTTTTCTTTTATAAACAGATTATCTTCGCTTAACATCATTCACTCCTCTCATAATTACTCCGATAAAAGCATCTTTCCAATATCAGTTCCATATGTGTCCAAGGCTTCACTTATTTCTATTGTTCCTGAATACACCATACCGTCAACTGAAAGAATCGGCAATGAATTTTGACCAGGAAAATTCTCTAATACATATTCGCGAGTTGTGTCCTCACCAATAATATGTTCTTTATATTCTAGGCCCATTGCATTAAGTCTAATCTTAATTCTATCACAGGCGTTACATCCTCTGCGACTATAAACATCAATCATTTACTTTTCCCTCAAGTAACTCTACAATTAATTTGGTGCCATCATTGGCGTCGCTTTTACCATTTGTTGTAAGCCAACGATCAATAATATACATACGATCCATCATACCAGCGCCAGATTCACTCAATTGGCTCCGCGGCTCATAAAAATTACCATCTTGTGTTTCGACAAGTTTGTCTTTCGAATTAACACCGACAATAGGCTCTGTTATAAGAATTGACCATTTGCCGTTCTCGCGCTCGACTAATCCACAAAGTCGATATTCAAACTGACCAATCTTGTACGCGTTCCAACTATCAATTGGTTTAATTTCACTCATTTCAATCTCCTAATGTTTCACTATAACACAGTTCGTTAATATTGTCAAGCTTAAAAAGTTTTCATAATATGGTCTGCAATGCCATATTTTACTGCTTCATTACAGGTTAACCAGCAATCTTCAGGTGGCAATAGGAATTTTTTAATGTTTTTTTCTGATTGTTTGGTGTGCTTCCTATAATGTTCAAATACCCGTTTTTTGGTAAGGTCAATTTCTTTTACTGAAGCTAACAACTCGTGTTCCTTTCCACCCATTCCCCAAGAGAATTGGTGAGATAGAATCGAGGTGTTTCTTGTGATGTATCTTTTACCTTTTGCTCCAGCAATAAAGATGGATAGTGCAGCGGAACATAAACTACCAAGGCCATATGTCCAAATGGGAATACTGGAAGCTTCCATAACATCGGTAAGTGCTAATGCTGAGTTTAATTCTCCGCCTTGAGAATTTATTATTAGTCTAATTTCTGTGGGTCTATTCGTCTTCATAAAATTTCGTTCAAGAATAAAAGCCATTGCTTCTGAACAAGACGGTTGGTCTATTTCTCGAGCCAAAAGGAAGTAGTGATGTGATGCTAAGCTTGGCACTACTATTGCCAATTTATCTTTATCTAATTCAGCCATTTCAAACTCCATTGTTTAATTATTATAACACATCCACCATTTTTGCGAAGCCACGGCGAACTCTCATACTCTTCTCGATACCATCGGCGGCGATATGCGCCACCTTCAAATCATTTGCGTTTGCTAAATTGTCCATAACATCATCAAACAATTTTTGATACAACATATCAATATGATATAGAACATCAGGTGGGATTTCTTTGCCCAACTCTGATTCTAAAATCGAAGCTTGAAGATTTCTAAAATTAAAGATGCTCAATCCGAGGTATTGCAAAGTTTCGTTTACCAATACTCTGTAATATTGATGCTTGTCGCGCTTAGGTTTGTTTAGCATTTTTCTTGATATGAGAACTATGTATTCGACATCTGATTAAATCATTATAATAATTTTCATCTAATAAAACATTTCGCTCAAACTGTTCCTTAGCCTCGACATAGTTACATTCCCCTTTTGTTGTACACCAATGTAATATCGTGCGCTTGAATTTCTCAAATCCTATTTTCTTTATATCTTCAAGCAGCTCTTGATTAGAACCCCAATATACGACCCAATCACTAGGCGCCAAATAACGTTTTTTCTTGCCTTTGACCATCCTAGTCTTTTTAAACCATAATAATTTTTTTCCAATGTATTTCCTGTTGGTTTCCAGGTTTTCTATGATATATACAAACCCATAAGAATCTTTAAGCATTTCCTCTGTTATTGGTTCGTTATTATAAGTCCACGCGTTCATAGCAGGTTCCTCTCCTGCTATATTTATGAAAATTAGTAGCCTTGTGGCTCACCATGTTTGCTAAGTTGAGTAGCTAATTTCTCATGATCCCTGCCTGCTTCAAATCCCACGTCATAAACCGCAGCTAATACCTCGATAAAATGAATTATCTCATCCTGTTTTTCGGTTGTATTTTCTTTAAAATACTTTTTTGTCCATTCTTTTAATAGTTCTTCTTTTGTCATTAATTTCTCCTTAACCTTGTGTAACTGAATTTCTTAAAGCTGTTGTGGGCATTTCTGCAGTATAAGCATACGAAGGTTTGAATACACTAGTAGGTTTATATTGGATGCCCTTGCTTCCTCCCAACATGCTATTGCCTACAGCTTTAAGATATCCATAATATTGTACGCCACCGTGGTCGTCATCACCTGCAGTATATGCTTTTGCCTTGTTCCCTTTGGGACCCGGATCAAAAATGTTTTTCTCCAAAAGCATTTGGCCTTGTAAACCAGCTGCCGAACCATAATCATCAACAGTTGATCCCCAATTTTCAATAACATTGTTGAAGGCGTGCATCATAACACCTTCAGAACATTTTGGCTGACGGCGACGAATACCCGAAAACAAACAACGATATACAGTTATTTTTGATGGGAGTTTTGGTCCACCGTGAGTGTTCCCCGCCAAAAGTCCAAAAAAGGAACTATACATTCTACAGTTTGAAACTGTTACGTTAGTTGTGCCATCCCATAAAGTAATACACTTGGCACCAGAACGAATGAAGGTACAATCATCTATCCAAATATTATAATTTTGGTTTGGAATGCCGGACTTGCCATCAATAGCTATTCCATTTCCACACACTTTGGTAGCAATGGGGTCTTTGGGCATCCAACAAGGGGACCCAGATGTGTACGGTGTATGAAAATCAATGCCTCGAATAATTACATTAATTAATGGAATGGCCCCGACGATACCATGAAAACCATTTCGAAGAAGGTTAATTCGATTACCTTCGATGGTTGTGTTAGATTTAATTACCAAAGATGATTTAAGTTTTATCTCGCCACTAACACCAAAAGTAATAAGACGTCCTTCAACTGAGAGGGCGTCTCTTAGTGTTCCTGGGCCATCATCACCAAGTGATGTAACTACAAACGGGTCTGTTCCGCCTGTTGCATTTGAACCGTAACCTATTGCTGACATTATTTTTCTCCTTTCTTTTTAATATTTATCATACCAAGCACTTCTCACATTGGTTAACATTTTCCATATCTACATCTTCTCCTAAAACTGAGGCAATCTGGTGTGAAATAGACTCATATTCTGCCTTTGTGATAGAACTCTCTGGTAGATACTCATATGCGCCACTATCAGTAGTCGGCATAACTGAGCAAACCTTCACTGTTCTTTGATACTTGCGTATCATATCAACAAAATGTTTGTAGTCTACTTTATTTGGGTCATATTTCAACGTATATGAAATTTGATTGCCTAAATCTTCACCATCTCCT